AATAAAAGAATTAGTAAATACGAGCAAAACTGAGGAACTTCGTGCAGAGATTGAGGAAAGTGAGTTAAATAAGAAGGAAAAAGAGTTTTTACTGAAGGCAGCTGAAAGACATAATAGGTTTGATTATGAGAAAATTGCTGATTTTTATGCACATTCCCGACCAGAAGTACAAGAATTAATGGAGAAGTCAGCTTTAGTTATAATTGACTTTGAGGATGCAGTAGAGAACGGCTATATTGAATTTATAAAAGAAGCATTTAAAAATAGAAAGAAAGATGAGGAATGATTTTTGTGTATTTATATTGACACACAGCCGACCAGATAGACTTTACACATTAGATACCCTAAAAAGATGTAATTATTCTGGAGATTATTATATAGTGATAGATAATGAGGATGAAAAAGCAGATGAATATTACGAAAGATATGGAGATAAGGTTTTAATGTTTGATAAGAAAAAAGTTGCTGAACGAATAGATAAAGGAGATTTAAGTGATAACCGAAAGACAATAGTGTTTGCTAGGAATGTCTGTTTTGATTTAGCAGAAGAGGTGGGGGTGGATTATTTTATGGAGTTAGATGATGACTATACTAGTTTAGCTTATAAATTTAATTACAAAGGAGAGTATGAATCAAGGGAAGTTAGGAATTTGGATGAATTACTTGAAGGAATGATTAAATACTATGAGAAGGCAGGATTAAAAGTTTTTGCTTTAGCACAAGGAGGAGATTATATTGGAGGAAAAGAAAGTGGAATGGGGCGAAAGATAAAGATAAAGAGGAAAGCAATGAACACTTTATTATGTAAAACAGAGAAAAAGGTTGATTTTATAGGACGAATCAATGAAGATGTCAATACTTATGTAAGGTTTGGAGGTTTAGGAGATTTATTTTTTACAACTAGTGTTGCTTGTATAGCCCAGAAGCAGACTCAATCGAATGAAGGAGGAATGACTGATGTATATTTAGATAAAGGAACTTATGTTAAAAGTTTTTATACAATAATGTATAATCCCTCAAGTGTTAAGATTTCGAAAATGGGAAGGACGAATATGAGGTTGCATCATAAAATTAGTTGGAGGCATACCGTTCCTAAAATAATAAGCGAAAAATATAAAAAATAATATGTCAGATAAAAAAAAGAAGGAAGAGGACAAAAAAGAGAAAAATACAGAAAGAACTGAGAAAGAACTGAGCGGGAAACCTTTTAAAGAGGGGTATGACCCAAGGAGAAATTATAAGGGTAGACCCAAAGGAAGTAAAGATTTTAAAACTAAATTTTATGAATTCGTAGAGAAAGTTGCTGATAAGAATGATACCGAGGTTAAGCACATTGAAGAGGAATTGCTTAGAACTGCTTTTGAGAGGGCAAGAAATGGAGATTTTAGATTTTGGAAGGATTTACAAGATAGAATCTACGGAAAGGCAGTTAGAAGAACCGACTTAACGACACAAGGAGAGAAGATAACATCAGAAATGGAAGAGCATAAGCAATTATTAATAAAATTATTAGGAGAAGATGCTGAAACCGAAACTTCCACAACTGACGAAGAAGCAGAATAAAAAAGTAAATCATTTATTGTCTTATTTTGATTTAGAAGGAAATAGCTTTGAAAAAAGAGCAACGGAAGGGCAAAAAGTGATGTTTTATAATTTTGTTTTTAGGCCTGTTAAAGAGATTGAGATAATATGTGCTACTCAGTACGGAAAGAGTCTTATTACTGCTTTAGCAGCCTTGATAATAAGCTGTGTAGAAGGAAAAGTTGTTGCAATTGTAGCCCCGAAGAAAGAAAAGGCTAAAATTATAATGAGATACTATATTGAGCATTTAGGAGATAGCCCATTATTTTTTAAAGAGTTAGAACAGAATACTAAATTGGAGAGATTGAGACAAGAAGAGAGTAAAGAGAGAATAATTTTAAGAAACGGAGGAGGAGTCTATACATTATCAGCGAATCAAAGAAATTTAAAAAGAAGTGTTGAGAGTGCAATGGGAATGGGAGCAGAAATAGTGATGTTAGATGAGGCAGGATTGATTACAGATTCAACTGAAGCAACTATTTTTAGAATGGTGGGAGGTAAAGATGATTATTTTTATGCGAAGATAGGAAACCCGTTTTATAGCCAACCTCCTTATACACATTTCAAAAAAGATTGGGAGAATCCTGAAATGAAAAAGATTTTCATAAATTATAAACAAGCAATGAAGGAGGGGAGGTTTTCAAAGGATTTTATTGAGAGGGCTAAGACAAAACCCTTATTCGATGTCTTATATAAATGTGAGTTCCCCAAACAAGCACAAGTTGACCGAAAAGGATATAGGCAATTACTTAGAGCAGAGGATATTTCTTACTTTAAAGACGAAGAGGAATTATTGAAACAAAATGGGGAGCTAAAATTAGGAGTTGATATTGGTGCTGGAAGTGATTTAAATGTTTTTGTACTAAGAAAAGGTAAACGAGCCATTATCGAGAGTTGGAATCAAAGTGAGGATACTATGGCAAATGTCAGAGAAATACAACGAATCTTAGAGGAGTATAAAGAGTTAGAGGAGGAAAGTATTGCGATTGATGATATTGGAGTTGGACGAGGAGTAAGTGATAGATGCAAAGAATTAGGATTAGATGTAAATGGAGTAGCCGTAGGCACAAAAGCAAGGAATCCTGAAACTTATTATAATTTAAAGGCCGAATTATATTGGAATGCCAAAAAGTGGGTTGAGGGCGAAGGTAAATTATTAAAAGATAAAGGTTGGCAACAACTCACTTGGATAAAATATCGAACCCATACGGGGGAGAGGCAAATACAAATTGAACCCAAACAACAAATGAAAAAAAGAACGAATGGTAAAAGTAGTGATTATGCTGATGCTTTTGCTTTAAGTTTCTTTGAGCCACCATTTGTGGGAATAATATGACAAAAAAAATAAATAATATAAAACAAGAGCATTTGGATAATAGTAATGAGAGAAGATGGTTTTCAGCTATTAAAAAGAATGTTGGAGATATTAATTACGGAGAATTGGAGATTAGTTTAGTTATTAAAAAAGGGGAGGTAACTGCTTTAAAGATAAAAGAGAAAGGACGAACCTACAATATTGGTGGTTGACGGTTTTTTTAGGAGGTGCTATAATAGAATAAGAAATTAAATATTCAGTCCTTGAAGAACAGGGACAACCGTTTATCGGTTGTCCTTAATTATTATTAAAAGATGAATTTTTTACAAAAAGTTAAAGAAAAAATATTAGGAGAAGATTCGATTAAGAGTATTTGGAAAACGGGTTGGACTTCCGTTAAAAATTTAAATGAAAAAAGTCCATTAGATTTAAATGAATTATCACTTTATTTAAATAAGGCAATAGAGAAGAGAGCAAGGGAAGTTAGTAAAATTAATTTTAAAATAGAAAATAAAGAAGGAGAAGAACTGACAAATGACAAGGCAAGAAGTTTTTTGGAGACTTTAAGTAGGCCGAATCCTGTAATGGCTGGAACAGAATTTTTTAGACTATATCAACTTTATAGAGATTTATGTGGAGAGGCTTATATAAAAATAGATTCTAAATCAAAGGCTTTTAAAAAAGGAAAAGAGATTAAAGGGTTACATCTTTTGATTCCGAGCAGAGTTGATGTTAATCGAAATGATGATGGTTCTGTTAGGAGTTATTCTTACAAAATAAAAGATGGGAAGGAGATTACTTATAAAGCTGATGAGGTAATTAGAAATTATACTCCCGACCCTAAGAATCAGTTAAAACCTGTTAGTCTTATTCAGGCAGGAGTGAATACTTTGGAAACTGAAGTTCAGTTGAGAGAGTATCAAAAAAATATTTTAGAAAATGGAGGAAGAGTTGAAGGGGTTTTTAAATTTAATACTAAAACAGGACTAACTAAAAAACAGATACAAGAACTAAGAGATAAATACGAAGAGCAATATGCTGGGGCAGAGAGAGCTGGTAAACCGTTATTTTTAGGAGGGGATGCTGATTACGAGAAGATGGCATTGAGTCCTAAGGAATTAGCTTATTTAGATAGTATGGATGCTACATTGAATGATATTTGTATAATGACGGAAGTGCCTAAGGCAATTTTAGCTAATTTAATAGGAACAAAATATAAGAATGCAGAGGAAGCCCGAAAGATTTTCTTAAAACATACCATTAAGCCATTATTGGATGACTTAGTCAATAATTTAAATGAGTTTTTAGTTCCTGAGGATATGGTTTTAACTTATGAAGGAATCGTACCTGAAGATAAAGAAGAGAAAAGAAAAGACCTTGAAATTGCGCATAAAATTGATGCGATGACAACAAATGAAAAGAGAGAGAAATTAGGATTAGACCCCGTAGAAGGAGGAAATCAGGTTCTTGTACCTATGAATTCCGTGCCGTTATATCAAGCCGAAGAAGGAGAAGATAAAAAAAAAGAGTTTAAACACCCTTTAGACAATGAGAAATATCGAAGAACTTATGAGAAGAGAGCAATTAAAAGAATGGATAGAAAAGAATTAGAATTTCAAAGAAAGCTAAAAAAATATTGGGAGGGGCAAAAAAATAGAGTTCTTGAAAGTTTAGAAGTAAGGAAGCAGTTTAAAATCAAAGGATTAGCAGATGAGATTTTTAACCAGAAAGTAGAAGTAAAACTTGCGATGTCAGAATTAGGGCCATTATTGAGAAGGTTTTTGAAAGAAGAGGGAGAAGATACAATTGATAGAATGAACTATGATTTTGATTTTACAATGGATGCTGAGATAGAAGGTTGGCTTCAAGAAAGGAAGGAGACTTTTGCTAAACAGATAAACAAAACAACCTATAAAAGAATAGCTAGTGAAGTGAAAGAAAGTATTGAGGGAGGAGAGAGTAGAAGTGAATTAGTTGATAGGTTAGAAGGTTCATTTAATAAGATGAGTAGAAGTAGAGCAAAAACGGTAGCAAGGACTGAGGTTCATTCAGCAACAAATTTTGGTAATTTTAAAGGTTATAAACAAACAGGGACGCCTTCAAAAGTTTGGGTGGCAGTAATGGATAGTAATACAAGGGCATCTCACCAAATGGTTGATGGTGAAAAAGTTCCTACGGATATGCCGTTTAGTAACGGATTAATGTATCCAGGCGACCCAAAAGGGCCACCAAGTGAAACCGTTAATTGTCGTTGTGTAATATAAAATAAATATGGAAAAATTATATCAAAAATACAAAATAGATATTAAAAATGATTCTGTCGATAAAAAGAATGCTTCCTTATGGGCTGTATTTTCTACCGAAGATAAAGATAGAGATGGAGATGTTATCAAGCAGAATTGGGATTTAGACAAATTTAAAAAGAATCCCGTTGTAGTAAATAGCCATCAATATAGAGATGCTACAGAAACAATTGGGAAGGTTGAAAATATTAGAATTAGTGGAAATAACGAATTGGAAGGGAAAATTAAATTTGCTGTAGATGAAAATCCTAAAGCTAAAGTTATTTTCGATTTATATGCAGGAGGGTTTTTAAATGCATTTTCAGTAGGGTTTATTCCGAAAGAAATGGACGGAGAGGGAAATATTGTAGAAAGTGAATTATTAGAGTTATCAACTGTATCCGTCCCGAGCAATGCTATGGCATTAGCAAAATCAAAAGGAGTAAATGTTGATAAGTTGATGAAAGCAGAAGAAGGAGGGGAGGAAGAAAAATCACCAGCTTGTAGGCAGGAAGGTGAGACGATTGAGGAATGTGTAGAAAGAAAAATCCCTGAGATAATGGAAGAGGAAGATGTTGATAAAGACCAAGCAGTAGCGATGGCAAATAGTATGTGTGAAGAGGAGTGTAGTGAAAAAGATATTGACAAGAAAGAAGATGATGAGGTTGAAGAAAAAAAACAAGAGAAAAAAAAGGAAGGTGATGAGGTTAGAGAGGAGGAAGAGAAGCCTGAAGAATTAGATGAAGAGGAGGAAGAGAAAGAGAAACCCGAAGAGGAAGAGAAAGAGAAACCTAAAGAGGACAAAAATAAGAAAATTGTTAAATTAATTAATCAACTCTGTGAGCAATATGAGGTTGAAACTCGGTCTAGAGCCGACAGAACAGAGAAAAAAAGATTAATTAATAGAGCAATTAGGAATTTAATAAAGAAAAAAGGTCAACTATAAATAATTAATTTAAAAAAATAATGGATAAAGAAACAAAAATTAAAAAAGATGAGGAAAAAGACGAAGGAGAAGAAAAAGAAGAAAAATTAGAAAAAGAAGTTGAAGGAGTTTTTAAAAACCTTTTAGATAAACACGGTGATTCTGTAAAAGAAGAACTTAAAGAGGAATTATCTGAAGAGGTTGAAAAACTTATCAACGAAGAAGTTGAAAGAAAAGAAAAGAATGCAGGAATTTATAATGAAAAAGTCCAAAAAGAAGAAGCAAGAAAAGCAAAGAATAAATCTTTTAAAAAGTTCTGTAAAGCAATAATGGGAGGAGATACAGCCACTTTAAAAGATATGTCAACTGATGATGAGAGTTCTCCTTATGCAGGATACGCAGTTGATAGTGAATTAAGTGCTGAAATTAGACATTTAACTACTGAATATGGAGTAGCAAGAAGAGAAATGACAACCTTGCAACTCTCAAAAAATAGTTATAAAGCAAATGAATTAGTAACTGATGTATCTACTTATTGGGTAAGTGAAGGTGCAACAATTAATTCATCTCAAATTACACTTGGACAAAATACTTTAGAGCTAAAAAAATTAGCTACTATTGTAACTATGACAAGTGAATTACTACAAGACCAAGAAGTCGACCTTTTTGGATTTGTAGCAGATAGAGTTGCACAAGGATTTGCACAAAAAGAGGATGAAGCAT